CAGCAGCAGAGGGCTTTACAAGGTGGAATGGGTCAAGGTGGAATAGAACAATTCCTCCAACCTTTTTTGCAACAGATGCAACAGCAACACCAACAAGAGATGCAGGGGAAAATACAGCCTTATGTGCAAGAAGTAAAACAACTGACTAACGAAACTTTTCCCGACGCTTCTTCAATGCAAAGTATAGGCGGTTTAGGCCAAAACGGGCCAGCGTCTTACACCGACAATTTTAACCCCCGTGAGTTAGTGCAAGCAGGTGTTGGCTCTATGCAAGGGGGATTGCAAGGAAAAGGATCTGATTCTTTTGCCTCTAGTTTTTTTAACTCCCCCCAATACCAGTCGTTATTTGGAAGTGTATAAGGAGACAAACAATGTCAAACAAGAAAATTAGAGGGGTTATTAAAGGCTTGAACAAAGCTTCAAAGCTTCATGCTAAACAAGCCAAAACTTTAAAGACTATTGTAAAAAAGAAGCCAACTAAAAAATGACCTGAGGAAAAACAAATGGGATTGATTGATACACTCGTAGGTCCTGTCACGGGTATCTTAGATAAATTCATAGAGGATAAAGACCAAAAAGCTAAACTAGCTCATGAAATTGCAACAATGAGCGATAAGTATGCACAGCAAATGTCTTTAGCTCAAGTAGAGGTAAACAAAGCTGAGGCTGCGTCGGGGAGTTTGTTTAAAGGTGGTTGGAGACCTTTTGTTGGTTGGATATGTGGAATTGCTTTGTTGTACCATTTTATTCTCACACCTTTGATTTTATTTGGAGTAGGTCTTTCAGGAGCAACTATCCCACCCCTGCCTGAATTTGATATGAGTAGTTTGATGACCGTATTAATGGGTATGCTCGGTTTAGGTGGTTTAAGAACTTATGAGAAACAAAAAGGTTTGACTAAATGATAGACAATTTTGATAAATGTTTGGAAATGCTTTTAGAACATGAGGGCGGTTTTGTTAACCACCCCCGTGATCCAGGAGGCATGACTAACCTCGGGGTTACTCTGCGGGTTTATGAAAGGTGGGTGGGCAAGAAAGTAACTGAAAAAGATATGCGTGATCTTACAGTTGAACAAGTTGCCCCGATTTATAAAAATGATTATTGGAATAAATGTAAATGCGATGATTTGCCTAGTGGACTAGATTGGTCAGTTTTTGATTGGGCCGTAAACTCTGGTCCAGGACGAAGTGCTAAAGCTTTGCAGGGAATTATAGGTGCGACGCAAGATGGTGGCATTGGCCCGTTAACTTTAAAGTTGATAGAGCAGCACGACCCTAAAGAGATGATTAACAAAATGCACGACAAACGGCAGGGTTTTTATGAAGGGTTGAAAACATTTGACACCTTTGGAAAAGGTTGGTCACGCAGAAACCTTGAGACCCGACAAAAAGCTTTAGAGTTACTTACATGAATGAGCTTTACATTTATGAGAATATGCTTAAAAATGTTCGTGATCGGCAAAGTTTGATTCAAGAGGCTTTATGTTTTGGCCCCGTATCAGATTTTACCGCCTTCAAGGAGCTCCGAGCTAGACTCGGGGAGCTTGCCCAAACAGAACAGGATTTAAAAGACCTGCTAGAGAAAGTAAACAAAGTATGACAAAAACACTATATGTGCCTGATTATATTGCTAAGAAGAATAAAAAACAAAAACAAGAAGAAAAAGGGGATTTAGAAAAAGCTTATGTATCTGCAGAAGACAGGTACTTAGAACCTTCTAAACTTACCGACAGCGCTCTAGATAAATTACCGCAACCGACAGGTTGGCGTCTTTTGATTTTGCCATACCAAGGTAAAAAACAAACGATGGGCGGTATAATAGTTCCTGATGAAGTCAGAGAACGTGAGGCTGTTGCCACTGTATGTGGCTATGTATTGAGAGTTGGTCCGCTTGCGTACCATGACTCTAACAAATTTGGCGAAGATACTATTCCTTGGTGTAAAGAAAAGGATTGGGTTTTGTTCGGCAGATACGCGGGAAGTAGATTTAAAATTGAAGGAGGAGAAGTCCGCATTCTCAATGATGACGAGATCATAGCTCGTATTAATAATCCTGATGATATATTGCACCTTTAACTTCATGGAGTAACCATGCCACAAAAAGCACAAAAAGAAGATCAAGAAATCGAAATTGATGATAAAGATTCGGATGAAATAGAAGTTGAAGTTCTTGAAAACGAGGACGATTCTAAACTAGAAGCCGGAGCCAAACCCGAACAGTCGAGTGATGAGCTTGAGCAGTATAGCGACGGTGTTCAAAAACGTATCAGTAAGCTAACCGCTAAGATGCGTGAAGCTGAACGTCGTGAGCAAGCAGCGTTACAGTATGCTCAATCAGCTAAACAAGAGTTAGAAGAAACCCAAAAGAAAAATGCTTCTTTAGATTCTTCTTTTGTTCAAGAGTTTGACAATAGGGTAAAGTTGCAAGACCAGCTCTATAGGAACAATTTAAAAGAAGCTATTGACCGTGGCGATGTTGATGCTCAAGTTGAAGCTCAAAGTCAACTGGCAGGTGTAGCTTCTAATAACGACAAACTTGCTATGGTCAAACGGCAACAAGAGCAACGAGCTCTTCAGCCTGTTCAGCCTTTGCAACAACAACCCGCTCAACCTAGAGCTGCTCCCGCTGACCCTAAAGCTACCGCATGGGCAGATAAAAATGATTGGTTTGGCTCAGACGAACCGATGACTTTGACTGCATTTTCTATTCATAAGACTTTAGTAGAAACTGAAGGGTTTGACCCCCACAGTAATGATTACTATACTGAAATAGACAGGCGGATCAGGCAAGAGTTCCCCCATAAGTTTGGTGCATCTACCCGTCAAAGTGGTCCTGCGGTTGCTTCGGCAAGTCGTGGTGGACAAAAACGAGGCAAACAAAAAATACAGCTAACAAAATCAGAGGTTGCAATCGCTGACAAACTTGGTGTATCTTATGAACAATATGCGAGACAAAAATCTCGTATGCAGAATACGTGAGGATAAATTATGAATGATCGAAGCCCACGCTCTTCCCAAACAAGGGAAAAAACAGTCCGCAATAAACCGTGGGCTCCACCGTCACAATTAGACGCTCCTAACCCCCCAGAGGGCTACGTTCATCGATGGGTCCGTGAAACAGTCATGGGTTTCGATGATAAGAAGAACCTTTCTGCTCGGCTACGCGAAGGCTTTGAATTAGTTCGTGCTGATGAGTATCCTGACTTTGAAGCTCCTACCGTCCAAGACGGTAAACACGCAGGTGTTATTGGAGTTGGTGGTCTAGTACTCGCAAGAATCCCTAAAGAAACAGTTAGTCAACGATCGGCTTACTTCCAAGGTCAAACTAATGATCAAATGGATGCAGTTGACAACGATCTTATGAGGGAACAACACCCATCCATGCCTATTAGCAAACCTGATAGGCAATCTCGTGTAACCTTCGGAGGAGACAAATCTTCCGAGTAATATTTTTTAGGAGACTAATCCATGGCGAATATAGATTCCCCTTTTGGACTGCGGCCTCATAATAAATTAGGGTCAACACCGAACGGAAACGGTTTAACGGCTTACAAAGTACAAATTGCAGGAGTAGCAGGATCTTCTAGTGCCATCTTTCAAGGTGACATGGTAATTCCTCTTACAAACGGTCTTGTATCTGTAAGTGCAGCAGACGGTGGTTCAGTGGCGATCTTAGGTGTTATGGCAGGTTGTGAATACATCGACCTCAACGGCAAGCCTCGATTTGACAACAATTATCCTGCAACAGCCTCATTAAAATCAGGCACAGAAGCTACTGTGTTTGTTTATGATGATCCTTTTCAGGTTTTTGAACTTCAATGCGATGCTACTTTAACAAATCTTGCTACAGCAACAGCTTTAATTCATTCTAATGCTGAAGGCGCAGGATTTGGCACCGAACACGCAAATGGTATCTCATCTGGTGAGCTGTCTGTTGCGTCTGCGGGTGCAACAACTGCCACCGACAACTTTCGAATTATCGGCTTTAAAGATAGTGCTGATATTGATTTCACCTCAGCGGGGGTAGTAGCTTTAGTTAAACTAAATCTGCCGTTTCACCTCGATACAACTGGTCTATAAGGAGATAAAGATATGGCTATAGCAAGATCCCAACTCCTTAAAGAATTAGAGCCTGGACTTAATGCTCTATTCGGACTGGAGTATGACAGGTATGACAATGAACACGCTGAAATATTCGAAACTGAGTCTTCAGACCGAGCGTTTGAAGAAGAAGTAATGCTAAGTGGCTTTGGTGCTGCTCCTGTTAAAGGAGAAGGTTCTGCGGTTTCATTTGACATAGCTAATGAGTCTTTCACGGCTCGTTACACACACGAAACAATAGCTCTAGCGTTTGCGATTACGGAAGAGGCTGTAGAGGATAACCTTTACGATCGACTCAGTTCTCGTTACACTCGTGCTTTGGCTCGTTCAATGTCAAACACTAAGCAGGTTAAAGCTGCTGCTGTTTTGAACAATGCGTTCTCTAGCACAGTAACTTATGGCGACGGTAAAGAGCTTTGCGCGACTGACCACCCGACTAATGGCGGTGGGAATTTTCGGAATGAGCTGGCTACTGCTGCTGACCTTAACGAAACATCTTTAGAGCAGTCGTTAATTGACATCTCTGCATTTATCGATGAGCGTGGACTGAAAATTGCTCTGCAAGGACGCAAAATGATTATCCCACCAGCACTTCAGTTTGTAGCTGAGCGTTTGATGGCAAGTAATCTGCGTACAGGAACAGCAGACAATGATATCAATGCACTCCGTAATATGGGTATGTTGCCAGACGGTTATGTAGTAAATCACTTCTTAACCGACACTGACGCATTCTTCATTAAAACGGATGCACCTAACGGCTTTAAACATTTTGAGCGTAGTGCTGTCAAAACGTCTATGGAAGGCGATTTTGATACAGGCAATGTTCGTTATAAAGCCCGTGAGCGTTATAGCTTTGGTGTTTCAGACCCACGTTGTGTGTTTGGTTCTCCAGGAGCTTAATTCTGTTACGAATAAACTTGAAAAGAGCAGCTTGTCAGCTGCTCTTTTTTTATGTAAGATGACGATATCTCTTGACAATTACATGATGTAATTGACATAGCCCACGACAAGGAGACAAACATGGGTAATACAACATTCCAAGGTGCAGTCCGCTCACGGAACGGCTTCACTAAAATCACCACTGACGCAAGTACAGGCGGTGATACTACAAATTCAACTTATTCCACCAGTGCTTCTGTAGGCGGCGACCTTACGGTTCTTGGGTCTGTTTTGTCTGGCGCAAACCCCACGATGAAAGGTCTAACTGTAACTGCTAAAGCTACAGGAGCCACTGTTACTTACGTTGCTGGAATTAACGTCAACCCATTCACTGGCGGCGCACAGCAGATTACTACTCTGCCAGCAGCGACAGTAGGTGTTGTTGTTGTCCACGCTCAGTCCGTAGACACTACTGGCGGCACTGCTTTCTTGAGCTTTGATTGCGCGGGTACTGATTCTTATGAAACAGGCAGCGTTATTGAAAGCCGTACAAGCAGCGCAGTTGTGTTTGATACGTCTACTTCGGGTGAAACTTTATTGAAGTTTACTCCTGCGAACGCAACAACAAATTTAATGAGCATTGGTTCTTACATCTACTTTACTTGCGCGACAGCAGGAAAATGGAATGTCTCGTATAACCTTCAGCATCTTGGCGCGGGTACTACTGGTACGTTTCTTTTCGCAGCCTAATGTTTAATTTGGCGGGGTTAACGCCCCGCCTATGTTTTATAGGAGATTAAAATGGCAGGATCAGACGTACAAGTCGTCTTTATAACTGATGAAAACGCAGCCGATCCAGATCGGTTAGTTACAGCAGCTCGACCAAATACATCAGCGACGATGGCGGCAACTACCTTCTTAGGTGGTGGTGCTAGAAATGTAACTGTCACGACGGCTGGAACTGGCGACAACAACAAAACTTGTACTATAACAGGCACAGATGTTTTCGGAAGTGCTATGACTGAAGTAATAACTTCAACGGGGTCTGCTGAAGCAGTAGCAGGTGCTAAGTTATTTGTCACAGTTAGTGCCGTAGAATGTTCTGCTCAGTATGCTGCAAACATCACAGTTGGCTCAGGAAGTTTGTGTGCAAAAGCTGCGGGAGGCGGGGGCAGAGTTCGGCTTGTAGGCACTTCTATTGTATCTGCAGGAACAGCAGGGTTAGTTGATTTTTATAATGGAACACCAGAAGATGGAACCATTGTTTTCAAAGCCCAAACTATTGGTACAGACCATGCTACAGTAGATAATACTATCCCTGACGAAGGTCTGTTGTTTAAAGATGGGTTAGCTATTGGGTACACCGTTGCGACTGTTTCATTGATGAACATTTTCCACGCATAGGAGTTTAATTCTTAGGAGTTGTTATGGCTACTACTAAAAATGTAAAACGAACAGCTTCAGGTAGAGTTGTTTACAGAGGCGAGAGCTTCGCAGGATTTAACAAGCCCAAGAAAACACCGAGTGCTAAAAAGAAATCTGCTGTTTTAGCTAAAAAAGGCACCGAGATAAAACTCGTTCGTTTTGGCGACCAGAATATGTCAATTAAAAAAGATATACCTGCCAGAAGAAAAAGTTTTAGAGCAAGACACAGTTGCGATACTGCTAAAGATAAATTCAGTGCGCGATATTGGTCGTGCAAAGCGTGGTAAAATGACAGTGAAAGAAATGTTAGCATTATTAGAAAAACATGAAGAAGAATGCAACCGTAGGTACTCAAAAATAGAAAGAGGCCTTGAAAAGTTAGATATGCGTATGTGGGGAATTGCTGCTTTGATTGTTGGTGCAGCAATTCTTGAAAAGTTATTTTCATGACTATTACTCGTGGTCAAATGAGGGAGCAAACGATGGCAAACAAAGGTCTTTACTATAATATGAACCAACAAAAGAAGAACAAAAAATCTAGGTCTAAGAAAAACTCTACTATATCCCCTAAAGCCTATGCTAATATGCAAGCAGGTTTTCCGGACAAACCTAAAAAAATGAAAGATGGGGGTAAGGTTGTTAAAGGTCCTTATAGTTAACGAATGAGTTATTTACAAAGCAATATCCCGTACTTTAAGTGTTGGGTTCGTAAAGAGTACACCCACAATCACGAAAAGTATCACGGCGAGTTTTTACACGCTATGGTTATTGCTGTTACGACTGTCCCAAATAGAAGCTTGAGTTTCCAAGTTATATTTACGGGATGTGAGGCAGAAGGTGAAGAAGAGGATACAGTCCACGGTGGTGCGATGTGGGCTAGAATGCCCATAACGGGTTTGGTTGGAGATGTCCCGTTAGAACAGTGGCCGGAGCCTATGCAAACTTATGAGGCACAACCTTGGGATTGTTCTTCGCATAATCATTCAGTTTATGTAATGGACAGAACTACGCCTTGTCCTTGGTTAGCAAAAATTAATGGGGAAATGTTCCCAGCAAAGTATTTGTTTACTGTAGATTATACAGAAAGCGAAATAGCTGATGATCCCGCACAGCACAAACAGTCACACGTTTTACAGTTATTAGATGCAGGGGAATGGACGGGAAACATCGTAGCATTACCTAACAACAGGGTTAGAGTTACACACCCTGCGTGGTTTTCAACAGGAGAAGGAGCACCAGATTTCAGACCTTCACAACATATACACTATTCAAAATCTGATTTAGACTATACGCTAGATGTGAATAGAATTTTTGATAACTTGTACAAAAACGGAGATGACGATGAAAAAAGTTAATGCTAAAAAGAATCCAGGTCTTGCTAAACTGCCTAAAAAAGTTCGCAACTCAATGGGCTACATGAAAAATGGTGGCAAGGCTATGAAGCCCAAGGGTATGAAAATGGGTGGCAAGGCTATGAAGCCCAAGGGTATGAAAATGGGTGGCAAGACAATGAAACCCAAGGGTATGAAAATGGGCGGCGCTACATCAATGAAGCCCAAGGGTATGAAAATGGGCGGTGCTATGAAGCCCAAGGGCATGAAGAGCGGTGGAAAAGTGATAAAAGGACCTTATAGCTAATGGCAGTTTCAGGATCAGTCGATTTTGAACCAGATGTAGCAGAGTATATAGAAGAAGCGTTTGAGCGTTGTGGTTTAATTGTTAACTCAGGTTACGATTTAAAAACAGCAAAGCGTTCTTTAAATTTACTTTTTGCAGACTGGGCGAATCGTGGGTTAAATCGTTGGACTATTGAGCAGGTATCTTTGCCGTTAGTTACAGGTGTTGCTGATTATCCTGCCGGAATATTAAATATTATCGTAGGGACTGTTAACGCTTTTATTGAGGGTGAAAATATTACAGGTGTAACAAGTGGTGCTACTGCTTTAATAACAAGTGCTACTTCTGCTACTGTTTTTGCTATAACCATACCTTCAGGGACATTTGTTGCGGGTGAAACTATTGTAGGTGAAACAAGTGGTGCTTCTACAACTGTGACTTCTGCGGTAGACTTTTCTAACGTACGAAGCACCATAGACGTTTTGTCTGCTGTTATAAGACAAAATGACGGGAGAGGTAATCAGTCAGACATAGCTATTGGTCGTATTAGTAGGGACACATATATTAATATCCCCAGCAAAACAACAACAGCAAGACCTTCACAGTTTTATATAGACAGGCAAATCACACCTATTGTGAAATTGTGGTCAACCCCTGATGCACTAACTTACACTCTTGTGTTTGACAGGCTTGTTAGAATAAATGATGTAGATGACCCACAAAATACAGTGGACGTGCCTTTTAGGTTTTATCCTTGTTTAGCCGCAGGTCTAGCTTATTATCTAAGTTTAAAGAAAGCCCCTAGTCGTGTGCAACTATTGAAGGCGGTGTATGAAGAAGAATTTGAACGAGCTGCTGCGGAAGATCGTGATCGTGCCAGTTTAACATTAACCCCTAGCAAAGATTATTACTCGTTTATAAGATGAAGTATGCAACTGGAAAACACTCTTTAGCTCTTTGTGACCGCTGCGGTCAACAATACGACTATGTGACTTTACGAAAAGAGTGGACTGGTTTTAGGGTTTGTCCTGAGTGTTTTGAACAAAAACACCCTCAGTTAGAACCCCGTACTGTACGGTTTGAGCCAGAGGCGTTATGGCATCCTCGCCCTGATGAAAAGGAGCCCCTTCAAATTTTAGTTGGGCAGTCTGTTTTTCCTCCTCTTGCTAACATAAGTCTTCAGGGAATTAGCTCTATAGGGAAAGTGGAGGTAACAACGTAATGAGTTTTACTTATTCAACGCTAAAAACGGCCTTAAAAGATTACACGCAAAATGATGAAACATCTTTTGTGTCTAACTTACCACTATTTATTAGACTTGCAGAAGAGCGCATTTTGAAATCAGTTCAGTTAAGTGTGTTTGAAAAAAACGCGTCTGGTACGATGACAGCAAACAACCAGTTTTTAACAGCTCCGTCAGATTTTTTATCGGCTAATTCTTTAACCGTTACTAACAGCAACAATTTTGAATACCTACATTTTAAAGAAACAGAGTTTGTTAGGTCGTATAATCCTAACCCTGCAACAACAGGAACCCCTAAATACTATGGGCTATTTGATGTAGATAACTTCCTTATCGCCCCTACTCCTGATAGTGGATATACAGTTAATCTGAGTTATTTTTATCGCCCTACAAGTTTAACTCAAAGTTTGTTTCAGGTTTCTTTAAATTCTATTACGGGGACATTTACTACCAGCGATACTATCACGGGTAGCTCTAGCGGAGAAACAGCTACAGTCAGTGCGTTACCTTCTTCAACTGTTTTAACAACAACCATACCCAGTGGTGACTTTACTGTTGGCGAAACTATCACAGGTAGCTCTAGCGGAGCCACAGGCACCTTAGTTTCCGCAGGTTCGGACATAACTGAGTCTTGGATTAGCGAAAACGGCGAACTTGCTTTACTTTACGGATCTTTAGTTGAGTGTTATACTTATATGAAAGGTGAACAAGACGTAATGGCTATGTACAATTCTAGGTTTGCAGAGTCTCTTGCTAGACTTAAGAATCTAGGCGAAGCCAAACAAATAACGGATGAGTTTACTTCAGGGCCATTAACGAAAGCTAGAACATAATGTTTACAGAATCCATTGGGGTTACAGTTGGATCAGTAGGAGTTCAGACTACAGACAACAGGGGGTTTACCCCAGAAGAAACAGCGACGAGATGCGTCAATAAAATTATTGGTATATCTGACAATGCTCCTCCTGCAATACGAGAACAGGCTTATGCCTACCGAAAAGAGATGGAAAAAGTTATTGAAGTATATATGAAACAGGCTATTAAAAGTGATAGAACTACTGTATATAATGCGATAAAAGATTCTGGAAACCTGAAACTTGCAGAATATATAAGGAAAATGTAGATGGCTTTTAATGGCAACTTTCTATGCACCTCATTTAAAGTAGAACTAATGAAGGGCGTTCACAACTTCACAGCAGCGAGTAACGTGTTCAAATTAGCTCTGTATGACAACAGTGCTACTTTCACCGCTGCAACTACTGCATACACTTCTGGCAACGAGATTAGTGGTACGAACTACACAGCTAAAGGGAACTTTTTAACAAGTGTGACCCCCGTGGCTAGTGGAACAACAGCTTTGGCAGATTTTGCAGATGAGGTTTTTTCAACCGTTACAATATCGGCTGTTAGGGGTGCTTTAATATTTAACGAAGCCGCTACGGGTGATCCAACAGTTTGTGTACTGGATTTTGGCGCAGATAAAGCAGCCAGTTCGGGCGATTTTACGATTGTGTTCCCAACTGCCGATGCAAGTAATGCGATTATTAGGATAGCCTAATGTCTATCAATAACGTAGCAGCGTTTCAAGGATGGAACAGTTCCATACAAGGATGGAACACTTCTACTTGGAATACAAATGTTGCGTATTCTATCACAGCTACAGGATCTGTAGGGGCTTCAACGGTAGTTGGCGCGGCTATTGTCCCTGTTACGGGACTTGCAGGTACATCTGCTATTGGGTCTGTAACAGTTGTAGGTTTAGCTAATGTTTCGGTTACAGGAGTAGCGGGTACCGCTGCATTAGGTAGTTACTTTACCACAAATACGATGGTAACGATGACAGCATCGGTTAATGCCGCAACGGCTGTAACTGTAGGTAACGCGAATGTCTCTGTTACGGGAGTTAGCGCAACAGGACTAGTAACATCTATAGAAGAGTTTCCTATTGTATGGGGTCAAATTATACCTAGCCAAAACTCTAATTTTAGTGCAATATCACCAAGTCAGACCCCTTCTTGGACAGACGTGGCAGCATAAGGACAACTTAAAATGGCAAGCTCATATGTAAACGATCTAAGATTAGAAGAAATAGGGTCTGGCGAACAATCAGGAACGTGGGGGGACACAACCAACACTAACCTTGAATTAATTGCAGAGGGTCTTAGTTACGGTACTGAGGCTATAACAACAAACGCAAATACGCACACCTCAACGGTTGCTGATGGTGCAACAGACCCTGCTCGGTCTATGTATATTGAATACACGGGTACATTAGACTCAGCGTGTACAATTACAATAGCCCCTAATACTTTATCAAGAATGCACTTTATAGAAAACGGTACAAGTGGTTCGCAAAACATTATTATTAAGCAAGGCTCTGGGGCAACGATAACAATACCTCCAGGAGACACTAAAGCTGTTTATTTAGATGGTGCAGGATCTGGTGCTGCTGTTGTAGACGCTTTTGCCTCGTTGAATGTTGTTGACCTCAAGGTTCAAGACGATCTGACTGTTACGGATGATTTGGTTGTTGGTGGTGTTAGTTCTTTTGCTGATGGCTCTGCTGGTGCGCCTTCAATTACAAACACAGGTGATCTTGACACAGGCATATTATTTCCAGCCGCCAATTCTATTGCATTTTCAACTGCGGGAACACAAAGAACCCTGATAAACGCAGATGGATTTTATGATTACTTAGGTGGTGCTAATGATGTAGCCAGATTTGGCGG